GGGTCGGCTACCTCCCAGGTGGCGTTCTCTTTCACGGCGAACCGCATCGACTCCTGTACGAACGTCGCGGTGCGCTGCCGGACAAGCTGGTGAGTGAAGGCCCGCGTCACTCCTTCAAAGTAGAAGTGAAGGCTCACGAACTCCAGGGGCGCGGTGATCTGGTTGTTGCGGAAGCCGTTAAGCCACTTCATACATTGTTCATGGGTAACGGTTGTCGGGTCGCGGTAGACGCCTCCCTGGTACGTCTCAGCGGCAGCGGCCATTACCTGGAGCGGGCGGCGCGTCATAGATACCAGGCTCACCCGTGGTGTGATCTTGTCGCCGGGCTCCACAAGCGGAGGGGCGCTGTACATCGCTACGTCCGCCCAGCGAGCCGGGAGGTTCTTGTTGCCCCACTTGCCGTCCTTGCCTTCATCTTCAGGGAACTTCTCTTCTCCTGTGGCGAATGCGTCATACTCAGTCATACTTGCCGCCTTTGCATTGCTTCGAATCGTTCCATATCTTCTCTTGTTGCTTCCCTTGCCCGTGCGTTCTCGTACGCTAGTGGAGTCTCTGCTATTTGCGGTTCTTCGCTGCGGCTGTGGTCCATGACGAACGCCTGTGGAAATAGCCTCTTGAGAATTTCCTCGCAGTCCGTACAGACTTCGATCGTCTTGAAGAAATCCTCGCCTACGACCTGGCCGTCTTTTGTGTGGTGCCGGACTGCGATGTGAACTAGGACGGTCGTGTTGACGCATTGCTTACCGTCTACGTCGCAAAAGGTTTTCTTCACAACTCGTTGTTCTCCTTCCAGTCTTGGATGTCCTTCTGGATCTCGAACCAGAGAGCGCTGAGATTCATGATTCTTATCCCTCGCACAGCGTCGCTCCGGTTATAGGGCTGATCCCGTAGGTATACCCGCCGGATACCTTGCTTAAACGCATCTTCCGTTTGTTCCGGAAGATCATCGATCGCCGCGACAATTCTATTGACGCCTACCTGGCGGACAAGATCCTCATACTTCGTGGTCTGGTGAGTACCGTCTTCGTAACTGATCCCCTGGAAGATTACGGCGTCGTATTTTATGTCGTTACGGCGCAGCCACTCGCGGGTGTCTGGGTCGATGTTGTCAAGGCGTAGATACGGCCGGGTAGTACAGATCCACACCTCCGCGCCGGTCGCCCGGATATTGTGCGTGAGTTCCGCCGCGTACGTGTACACAGGCATAAAGCGCTTCAGCCCGCCCTGCCGGTAGGCTAGCTTACATTCCCGGTATACAGAGTGCGGCACATTCATGAATTCCGAGAGACGTAGGCCGGGGTTGATGTCATACTCAGACGGCATAGGTATACCGAGCCACCTCTCTGCGAACCAGAGGAAGTGGGCGTGATAGTTGCCGAGCGTGCCGTCGATGTCGATCGCCACGACTGGCTTGCCGTCGCCGCTGCGGAACCTGGCTTCAGGTTTTCCGTACGGAAAGGTAATAGCTTCGTGTTGTTTGACCCTCGGACTAATCAACTTAGGATCTCCATCACTTCCGGGTAGACCTGGTGGACTAGGTATGACTTCTGCCACTTGCCGTACCGGCCGACGCGATGGATCTCTGGATAGCAGTCGCAGTCGGTGATGAGCGGCTTAGTCACTGCGGAGACGTCATAGCCGTTGCTAGGCCGGTAGGACCACTCGGTTGTCCGGTACCCGAATACGCAGGCGCTCCGGTACCACTCGTTCTCCTGCGTACCGTCGCAGATGATCTGGTCCTTCTGATTCTCTTCGATTGCCCTACTGCCTGATGCGAAGATCCTGTGTGCCGTGAAATGGTGGTCCGGCACAAAGCACAGTGCTGGCGCAGGAATTGTTGAGATGATAAAGGACGGCTTGAAGTCATAGATGTCATCCGGAAGGATGCCATTGTGGATCCGATTAATGATTTCGAACCGGACCATGCTGGACATATGGAGATCGTCCCACAGGTAATTGTACGTGGCGCGGATGTCCCAGGCTTCGTGCTGTCCGACAAAGTCTTCCGGCGAGACTCTGCCTTCCCACTTCGGGCCGTACACTTTCAGCCGGTACTCTTCCGGCGTACCGATAAGGCTGTAGTCGACCGTTGTATGGGCTACCTGCTCGTAGCCGGGCATTGGTGCGTGAAGGTACTGGCATCCGTACTGCTTGCTCGGATCGTAGCTGTCTGTGGCTATAAGGACCCGATGTCCGGAATTTGCTGCAGCCAGGGCGGCGGCTAGCCCGGCTGGGCCAGATCCAAGGACTGCCACTGTCATGGATTCTCCTTCATACGCCCGTAGATGAAGTCTTGCTTTTTACGTAGGATCTCTCGCGTCTCGTTTACGTCCTTGGTAAAATGCTGAATTGCGAGGATGCCCGTCATCACAACGTCCGCGATTTCGTACAGGAGATCCTTCTGGTTATGTGTAACGCCCTTGCGAGGATTCTGGCCGGTCGCGCCGATTAGTGCGTTTACTGCCTCACCTAGTTCTTCGATAACCTTAGCGACACGCGCCCAGTCCTGGGCGAGTGGCTGGTCTCGGTACACTTGCGGTATTTTCGCGTCCAGCCAGTCGTCAACTTCACGAATGATCTGCCAGTCGATACTGTCATCTTGGTAAGACATGCCACTCCCCGGACCAGACGGCCCGGAGGAAATCCTGATGGGTTTCCTCACGGAGCCGTCTGACCTCTTCTGCTAGTGCTCGGGCTACGGGATTGTTAAAACGGCGGGTCGTCTGCGTAGCCATCGCTGGACCTGCGACCGCGACCGCGAGCGGCAGGCTTGGCGGCGGCGGCCTTGGCCGGGGCGCTCCTAGCGGCTGGTTTCGTGCCCCGTCCTGCACGGGCCGGAGCGGGCTGCTCCGGCTTTGAAGCGGCGGCGCGGGCTCCCCTACGGGCGGGCGGGGCTTCGGCCTTTACCGGCGCGCTACGGGCCGCTGCACGACCTCTGCCGCGAACGGGCGCGGGCTCCGGTTCGGGCTCCGGTTCAACGTCGTCGTCGGGCTCCTCATCCTCTTCGTCTTCTGGCTCGTCATCTGCCTCGTCGGACTCGTCTGCCTCGTCAGAGTCGTAGGGAAGCCAGCTGGAGATGGCCGGCTTGTACTCGCCGTTCCAGCGCTCGCTCCCGGTAACGATGCGGCACCAGGCCTCATCGTTTTCCTCACCGGGGCGGAAGCTGCCGATCTTGTTGATGGGAGCGCCGTTCTGGTCGTCCTTCTCCTGGAGATCGATCTCGCGCTTCTTGATCTGCCGGAGCGTGATCCCGTAGGTGTCGAAGAACGGTGCCCACCGGAACTTGGCGCCGCCGATCAGCGAGTAGTTCAGCCAGAACGGGCAGCCGTTGTATTCCTCGGTGTCGCCTTCATTGTCCTCCGCGACCCAGAGGATCTTGAGCATTGGGTCGCCCCCGCCAGAGCGGGTCCACCACATCCTCTTGACGTACCCGGTGAGGGTGATGTCCTTCGGCGGCACTTCGCCGTCGTAGCTGTCGAACTGCTCTGTGGAGTATTCGAGTGCGTCGAGTTCGTCGACGTCAAGGTCTTCGACATCTTCCTGTCGAATGCGAACCATGCTAGTCCCTTTCGTGAGTGTGATCTAGGTAGTGTTGGAATAGTCGGTGATTGGCATCGTGATCTCCCCAGGTGACGAAACGGACGCCGGGGTGTCGTTTAAGAATGTGTTTGTGAAGCCACTCCTTAGATTGCGTTCCGGGATCGGCGAGCTTGACGAGGGACGGAGCGCCGGGGTTGGATCTCTTCCTTGCCGGCATTTATCGCAGCCTCTCTGCTCTTCTCGATGGCTTCGATCATCCGCGACATCTGGAAGTAGTCGCCATCCTCCACGTCCCAGTACCGCCCGAGGGCCATATAACGGTCCTTGGCGTACCAGGGAGGGTACGGCTGAGCAAGCGCACGGCGTAGGACCGGGCCACGCATTTCGCGGGATTCGCGTGCCACTGAATAGTACAGGGCGACCGAGAACTGAGCACTGACATAGTCAGAGATCTCCCCCTTCTTGCCTAGCAGGAGCGGGATAACCCGCGCTTCACCTTCAGCGTCGTCAACAGACATTGCCGTCGCGATGAAGATGACGTTGAACGGCGCGTCGACAAGCCGGTCGGTCCAGCGCTTGAAGCCGTTCTGGTACTTCTGGTGATTCTGGATCGCCGGAATGTCGAGGTCACGCTGCGGGTTGATGTCATTCTCGCGCTGAAGGATCCAGCGCATATACATCTCCTGCATCTTCGTGCCGGAGTCGACGACTAGCCAGTCCCTGACAGTGAACTCCTGTTCGGCTTTCTTGACCCCGGCGACGGCGTGCTCCCAGGAGGGGCATCGCCAGAGCTTGGCCATGCTACCGACGGCGCGGGCAGATGCTACCCCCTCCGTCTCGGTAGACAGGAAGGTCACCGGCCGGTTACCGTCAGCCGCGCCACCCGCTAGGAGAGTCTTGCCGTGTCCGGACGGCCCGTAGAGAAGCATGTTGATGGGCGCGGTTGCCCCGGACTCGCCAAGATCCTCTTCAACGATCTCGACATCCGCCTCCATCATAGAGAGCGGTGCTTCCCTTGATTGCTTTGCTGATTGTCGTTGGGCTCCCGGCCTTGCGCCTCGCAGCCCTCTTGTTGGTGGCATCACGCACTCTTTCTCATATCACCGTAGGGATCGATCTGTATGAAGTTGTTCTTCAGCACGACCTGGTAAGCATCGCTACCTCGCTCGTGAAGTCCGCAGGGGATCCAGAATGGGCAGCGCGGGCAGTCTTTTGTCGGCGTCTTGGTAATTGGAATGACGCCGTCCTTCGCGGCCTTCATTACCGCGACCTCATCAGCGATACGTTCTAGCTGATGGCGTTGTTCCTTTGGGGAGCGCTCGACCAGCACCCGGACGAATGGCTGCGGCGGCTGCCGCTTCGAGATAGAGTTGTCCTTGTTAAGGTAGTTGCCTTCGGCATCCTGCGGCCGGTCGTCGGGCATACCCTTCCGGAGGAAGTTGTAGATGATGCCTGAGATCTGTTCGTTCGGCTTCAGGATTTTCTTGGTGCGGAGAAGTTGGCTAGCAACAGCCCAGTAGGAACCGCCCTGGTCGTCTAGCTCCAGGTACGCCGTGATGATCTGGCTCGCAGTCTTATGCTCTAGCAGGTAGATCTTCCCGTCGCCTTCATCCCGCGCTACACCATCCCACCGCGAAGCGAAGTAGGCAACTGGCTTCCCCTCGCGGGTAATACGGACTTTGAACGGTTGCTCGGTGGATATGATATTCCACTGTTCGTCACGGCCGTAGTAGTCAACATACTCTTCAAGCATCGCAGTGCCGAGTTCTACTGCGTCAACCCATACCGGCTCATCGAACGTATCGTCAAGGTAAGTCTTAGCAAAAGCAATTTCCTCGGCCGTCCAGGTCTCCCAGGTCTCGGCCGGATGTGGGCCGCGCCGCAAGCCCTTCAGGTACCAGGCGGCAAGGGCTTCGTGAATTCCAATTCCAAACCAGAGCGCGTCCGCGTCTTTTGTACGCGGTCGGTAGCCGTATCGGTACTCAAGCTGCCAGCGGAATGCGCAACGCTTGAAGGCTGACCGCTCGGACGTTCGCAGAATAGGCAGATCTTCCACTGTAGCTCCTGGCTGGAGTAGCGGAAATTTGGGTCCCAGACGGCCAGCTGGACCTTCGGGGGGCGGGACTGGCCGCCTGGGACGGGGGCCTAGCCCGGCGTTCTGAGACTGAGATCGGAGCACACCGGGCTAGGGGTCTTGGCTAGTAAGGAGCCTCGGCGGCTGCGGACCTGGCCGGCCGTCCGCGACCACGCTTGGCCGGTGCCGGCGCGGGGTCGGGCTCGGGCTCAGGCTCAGGTTCCGGTGCGGCGCGGCGGCTGCGGCCCTTGGCGGCGGGCTTGGCCGACTCAGGCTCCGGGGCGGGCTGCCGAGCGGACTTGCGGGCCTCGCGGCGCTCGATGTTGAAGTCGGACTTCTGGAAATGGGGATACAGGCTGGAGCCGAGCACGAGGATCTTGTCGACCGGAACGTCGTCGAGGCTCGCAACTTCCTGTTCGAACCACTCGACATAGTCCTGCATCGTCGGGCTGAGATCCTTGTCCAGGTACTTCTGGAAGTCAACCTGGCCGTTGGCCTCCGGCTCTGGTTCGGGCGCGGGCGCTGGCGCAGTGGCAGCCCTACGGCCTCTCGCAGGTGGCATATGGGTGTCCCTTCTGTGACTGGTACTTGCTTTCTTCCCGTCTGGAAGTCCCTTACCCGATCGATTATACTCCAGCCGGCCCTTGATGGGAAGGGGTTTATCCGGCTTTTCGGTATGATCTTCTAGGGTGAACCGGCTAAGGCCGTGGTAACGCAGGGTAATGAATCCCTCCGCATGCGGAGTCTTCCATTCGCTGTTTGGGCTGGTCGTGTTCTGTGCCGTTGTGGCAATGACGTAGTTCGCATCGTCATAGTCAAAGCCGAACTCATCCATGAGTCGGCCACGGATCTCTGTGACGTTCGCCCGGTCGGGAACGAATATGTTCTTCACAAGTCCCACATCTCTTCCCTCGGCCGTCGCACGACAGTGTCGGCGTAGTCGGTACAGGCCGTGAATTCCTCGGCGGTGAGCGGGTCAGGCCATTTCTTCCCGAAGGAGTGGACCTTGTCGGCAAACATCTCGTACCAGATGTTGTCTAGCTCGAACTCGGACAGGCTACCATCCGTTTCGTGGTCTGATGGCATTTCGGGCCGCCTCCCATCTCTCTTTCCGTTCGGGGTGTTTGGCTTCGTAGCGCTTGTCTCGTGCCTGGCCTTTAGCGCTCTGGTTGTAGCGCCGGTACTTCTCCAGGCGCTTCTCGTCAGATGTCATGGATCATTTCGCTTAGCTTCTTGGGACTGGCATGCTTCACGACTTCGCGCTGCTCGTCGTTTAGGTTGGCTAGCCATTCATCGATCGTATCGATGCTTAGCAGCCGGTAGATCTGTACCTGGTGTATTCTGGAGACTCGGTGGATACGAGAGATCAATTGCTCGTCGCGGTCGGAGATCCATGGCATGTCAAGGATCACCATCTCGTCGGCCGCGTCCAGGGTTATGCTTTCCCCGCCCGCGTCCCGGTTAAGACAAACGACCTGGAGGCTATCGTTTGTATCCTGGAACCGCGTCACTAGGTCCGAGCGGGCACGGTCGCTGGTTTCTCCGGTTAGAGTGAGGACTTCCATCCCGCACTGGTGCCGGATCTCGCGGGCGGCTAGCTCGACCATGCTGCTAAAGCTACTCGCCACGACGACCTTCTGGCCAGTCTCCTGTCGTTCCTGGATGAAGTCGATCAGCCAGTCGATCTTGTTCGATGGGAGGGTAGGCACGAGATGTTGCCGACCCAGCCCGATATCGTGCGTCGCGGTAGCGAACTGCCGCTTGCGGGTGATCTCGGCAAGTACGCCGGTCGCGGTGATCCGTCCGCTAGCCAGGTCCGCTTCTGCGAGGGACTCCATTTGGCGGTATGCTTTCTCCTGCGCGGGGTCCATCTCCAGCTGGACATAGCAGGGGCTATTCTCGTCGGCCGGGTCGATGGGTGTCCCGGCAAAAATGATAGGCGGTAGATCGGGGGCAGCTTCCGCCTTGGTTCGCTTCAGGTAGTATGGCCTCAGCATCCGGTCCCAGGCTGAGGGGTTGAGTGGCTCTAGAACCTTGTCGCCGTTTCCGACAACTTTGCCGTATCTGCCTTCCTCGACTCCAAAGTACGTCTCGGCCCAGCGCCAGTAGCCGCTGAACACGTCCGGGCGTAGCCAATTGAGTGTCCCCCATCCTTTCTCTAGCTTGCTGCGGAATGGGGTGCCGCTGAGGGCGATAGCCAGCCCGCCCGGCCGTAGGCGCTTGCGGATCTGTACCGCGCCGAAGCGGGCCTGCGTGATACGCTTGCTCTGAATGTTCGCGGTCGAGGCGAGCAGGTTGTGGGACTCGTCGAATATGATCGCATCCCACATCGTGCCTTGGCTGAGGAACGGCCACTCAGGCGTCGAGTGGTACTCGTGCTTGATGTGGTCTCGCGGCGGCCGGTCGCCAAAGGCGCAGACACCATCCGGGGCAGCCGGGCAGATCTCGGTACGCTTCGAGCGGACCATTTCGATATTGATGATCAGCATCCGGCGGTTGCTGAAGTTCTTGTCGAAATCCTTCATGACCTGCTCGCGCTCGGCGCGGGAGCCCTGCGCGACGAATGGCTTGATGTCAGTCCAGCGCAGCGTCTCGCGCTCCCATACGGTGCGGGTCGCGGTACGCCGGCACGCCACTAGGATATCATGGGCATCTGACTCGATTATCGCCGCGAGCGCCTGGAGCGTCTTGCCTAGCCCAGGGTCGTCACCGAGGATAACCTGCTTACCGGCGAGCATGAATGCGGTACCCGCTATCTGGTACTTGCGATTCATCATCGCTCGTAGGAGCTGCGGTGCCTCGGCGCGGACCCGTGGGAAGTCGACCTTAGCTAGCTGCTCCTCACGGAAGTCTTCCAAGGACCGCTCGTGCGCCATCTGCTTGCGAGCCCATTCGGCTAGGGGCTCGGCAACTAGCAGTCCCGCGCCGAACTCATTACGCAGGGCGTGGCAGGTATCCATTGTGAGCGGGTAGCTCCAGCCGAGGAATACGTTTGGGGTTACGGACTTGTCCCATTCAGCTTTCGCACCTGGGACGCGCTTAGCGGCTTTGGGACCTGACCCGCCCGCGTAATCAATGCGGGCAAGAATCCGCTTGCCGTTGGTGTTTACTTCAGCTTTCATAGCTCCTACTCTTCGGCGGACCTTCCGCCCCGGTACCCCTAGTCTATCGTAGCAAAGCTAGGAAGTCGAGAACAATTCTAGAGGTCGAATAGCTCCTGACCGCCTGGCCAGATTACCCGGTCCACGCCTGCGCCCCTGATTAGGCGCAGGCACATAGTGCAGGGTTTGTGCGTGACGTACATAATCTTGCCTATTGCGTCTCGCCCGGCGCAAAGCAGGACGTTCTCTTCGGCGTGGATTGCGATACACAGGCCTGTGCCGACGTCATAGTCCGCGCCCGACTCGGCTGAGAGGTGGCAGGGCCAGGTGTTGCCGCACGCACACGTATTCTCTGGTTGGAAGTAGTAGTGTTGCCCGCGTGGACAGGCACCCGCGGTCAAACAGCCGGGCTCGCCTCGGGGTGCCCCGTTATAGCCGGTGTAGAGGATGTCATGCGTGAAGGGGCTTACCAGGATCGCGCCGACCAGCCTGCGGGTACAGTCGGCGCGGGCCGCTACTGCCTTAGCTACGCCAAGGAAGTACGTGTCCCAGTCAGGTCTGACTTGTGCCATTGAAGTTCCTTTGTTCGGTTATTCTGGGTAATCTTCGGCTCCCCAGTAGCCGTGACTAGGCGGCTCCTGCTTGAGGTTTGGTTTGGCACCGCCGAAGTTGCCCTGTTCCACAAGTATCTTCGCGGCGTCGAGTATCTCATTGATTGAGTTCTTGTCGCTGTATGGGCCGCGGACATCAACCTTGATGTGGCCTCGATCTGTGACGGTGATGAGAACCACTACGCTTCTTGCCATTATTCTCCTTGTGGCGTGTAGTACTTGTTCCTCATGTACTTGAGGTCGCCGCCGTGGATTGCGGAGGCGTACTTCCAGTCGGGGATGTACACATCCAGGAACCTCTGCCATGCCATCCGGAGTTTCTTGTCAGGAGAGTTCGTGAACAGGGGCCAGCGGTCATGGATGATTCTCATACAATCGCGCTCGGCGGCAAGGCGGGCTTCAGGTAGCTTGTAGCGGGTTGAGAATCCGCCCGGTGCGTACCGCTTGTTCAGGGACACGAACCTGACGTCGCAGTGCACGAGCCAGGGGATGCCAATCCGCGAGATGGCCTGCCGGGCTAGCTCGGCGTCTTCGCCCAGAGAGTGTAGCTTGGGATCGAAGTTGCCGCACTTGATGACATTGTCGACATTGAGCGCCTTGATCGTGAAGCCCCAGCCGCCCGGGCAGAGGATCACGCCGTGGTTACGGGAGATCGCGCCGTCGGTGAACCTATCATGGAGGGAACGGGTTGCCCCGATGCCTAGCACTCGTGGGTCTTCGGCCTCATACAGCAGGTCCCAGGCATCGTACGCCGGGGGAATGTAGACATCATCATCAGACATGATGATGGACTTCCGATTCGTGGCGCGGGCGTGAAGGATGGCTTGCTGCCGGGAGTAGCCAATACCCTTGCTCGCCAGCTTCAGCGGTAGGACGTAAACGGCACTGCCCCACCTCTGCTCTTTCTTCAGAGCCTGGTGGGCCACGTACTCGTGTCGCTCGACGACCAAGCGCACATCCATCTCCTGCTGGAGCCAGAAGGGCACGGTCTTCTTGAGCATGTCGAGTCTGCCCAGGGTTGGAATATAGACTGTCATTCACGCGCCGCCTTACAGTGTTTGCAGGGACAGGTTGATTTATGGTATGCCACTATATGGCGACGACTCAATGAACCCCCTGGTGCCCATTGTGTCTTAGCTTTGTCGGATCGCTTCTCTCCAATCACAGCACGGAACTCTGGATCTTTGTACTTCTCTTTGAGCGCACCTATGACTAGGTCATAGTCATATGCATGATGACAGCCATCGCATCGAGGCACGTAGTGATTCTCGAAGTCTGTGCCATCAGTATCATGA